AGTCCACGATAATTTCGATCACCTCGTCGTGATCTTCGAGACGGTCTTCCATTAGAACATATCCTTCTGCGGTTTCAGGTTGAGCCATTTGCGGGCTTCCTCTCCGAGGACTCGCGCCCCGATTTCGATCTTAGCACGAAGCGACTCCACAATCTTCTCATCGATTGTCCCAGCGGAGATCAGATCGATATAGGTTACGTTGTTCTTCTGGCCGATACGATGGGCGCGGTCCTCGGATTGGATCCGAGTTTCGAGGTTGAAGTCGTTTGCGTAGTAGACACACAGGTTTGCTTCGGTCAGCGTCAGGCCATAGCCTGCGGTGGCTGGGTTGCCAACGAAGAAGCGAAGCGGGTGGTGCGGGTTCTGGAAGTTGCGGACAGCATTGTTGCGGTCCTCGTCCGAGGTGTCGCCATAGTATGCAACGGCGGACCCCTCGCCAAAGGTCTTGTTCAGCATGGCCGTGATCTGCTGGATGTCGTACCGGAAGCGGCTCCAGATGATGGCCTTGCCGGAGTGCTCACTAAGGATGTCCTCAAGCTCTGCCATGCGGTTTGATGGGAAGTACACCAGGTCTCCATCGTCGGTCTTCAGGTGGCCAGACAAGATCTGCTGCATCCGGAGGAGCTGGGTGATCACAGCCGGGGCCGTGACCAGCTCCCCGCTGTCGAGCATGGTCATTGCCAAGTTGCGGATCTGATCGTACATCTTGGTCTGCTCATCCGTCAGGGTGATGTACCGGGCGGTGTAGATCTTCTCCGGCAGATCGAGGCAGTCCTTCTTGAGAACGCGGAAGCTATGCTCGTCGATCTTCTCTGTCAGCTCCTCGAGGTTGCGGTAGCCAACGATCTGTTCGAATGAGTGCGCCCCCATCCGCCGCTTCTGTGTCACAGCGTACCGATTCTGGAAGGCGTAGTAGGAATCATAGCCCAAGAGCCGAGGTCCGAGGAACTCGAACTGAGCATAGGCATCCATGGGTGACTTGGTGATGGGCGACCCCGTCAGGATACGCTTGTACCGGAAGCCTGCGGCGATCTTCATGAGAGCCTTGGTGCGCTTGGCCTTGGGGTTCTTGATCGTGGTCGATTCGTCGATGGCAATGAGACCGTGGCTGCCTAGGTGCTTGGCCATCCACTCCCCTGCGGTGCGACCCTTGAGGCTGGAGAACGCCTCGACATTCATGACAAAAATAGTCAGACCATCGTACGGCTTTTGTACGGATCGCACCTCTTCTTGCTGTGCCTTATTTCCGCCACTAACCCAGCGGATGACCCGATGGGTTACTCTCTCCGACATGTGCTCCGGGATTTCTTTGGCAACCCAGTTGCGGTACACGCCCTTCGGTGCGATGATCAAGGCAAAGTTAACCTTGCCCTGAAGTGCCAGGCCTGCAAGGTTGTCGATCAGAACCTTGGACTTCCCGGTCCCCATCTCCATGAGATATCCATACGATGGACGCAGCATGCCCCTCTTGAGGGCGTCGACCTGGTGTTGGTACGGTTTAGTTTTGACAAACTCTATTGACATGTGTTTCTCCTGCTTCTATGGTTTCTCTCATGGTTAGCAAACAAGCTGGCCACAAGCAACCCAGAAGTGGATAAACTTATGTCCAATATCTTTGATGATCTTTTCGATGAGGCCGGGGCTCTCGGAAAGGTGGACTCCGATACCGGGAAGACTCTCAGCGACATGGTGCGTAAACTCCGCTCTGTAGAACAGGAGATCGAGCAGACTGAGGAACACCTAAAGTTTCTTGAGAAGGAGAGGAAGAAGCTCTCCATCGAGGGCATCCCCGAGTTAATGGATGAGATGGGGGTCGACAGACTAGACGTCGACGGCGTCACTGTTAGGCGAAAGCTCGTGGTGTACGCCTCCATTCCCGACGAACGAAAGGACGAAGCCTTTGCATGGCTGCGGTCCAACGGTCTGGACGACATCATCAAGAACGATGTGACGGTGACGTTCGGGAAAGGCCAAGACAATCAGGCAGGGGACCTGCTTGGGCGTCTGGAACAGGAGGGTTTTCAGCCTTCCAACAAGACTCACGTTCACTCCTCCACACTCAGGGCCTTCGTGAAGGAGCGCTTTGTAAGTGGAAAACCCATCGACCTCGACATGTTCGGGGCATTCGTCGCAAACGCTGCAGAAATCAGGAGAAAGTAAATGAGCACCGAAGTTACAAAAGCCAAAGAGACCGCTGTCTCTACCGACGTCATGGACGACATCTTTGAGTTTGCCGGAGAGGGTGCTTCCTTCTCCAGCGACGAGATGCAGATCCCCTTCGTCCGTCTGCTGCAGGCGATGAGCCCGCAGTTGAGCAAGAAGAAGGCCGAGTACATCGAGGGGGCCACGGCAGGTGACGCCTTCAACAACGTGACCAGCCAGTACTGGGCTGGCGAGACGGGCATCAAGGTGATCCCCTGCTACGTCACCACCAAGTACTTTGAGTTTGTGCCGCGCGATATGGGTGGCGGGTTCAAGGGAGAGATCCCGGCAAACAGCCCGCTCCTCCACCGGACGACCCGCTCGGGTGCGAAAGAGATGCTGCCCAACGGCAACGAGTTGGTCAAGTCGGTGCAGTACTTCTGCTTCATCGTGGACGACGACGGGTCGTACCAGCCTGTCGTGATCGACTTCAAGTCCACGCAGATTAAGGTGGCCAAGCGCTGGAATTCCCAGATCTCCATGCAGAAACTCAAGAACCCCAAGACGGGGATGCTGAGCCAAGTTCCAATCTTTGCAACCATGTGGCGGCTGTTCTCTGTTGAGGAGTCCAATGACCAAGGTTCGTGGAACAACTGGAACGTAGAGCGCGTCGGTCTCGTAGAGGACCAATCCCTGCGACTTGAAGCGAAGGCCTTCCGTGACAGCATCATGTCGGGCGAAGTGCGGGCCGCAGCGGAGGAGGATACTTCTGGGTCGTCTTCGTCTGATTCGGACGGCATACCTTTTTAGGATAGCCTTGGAGGGCGGCGGTCTGCCGCCCTCCGTCAACACCAGTAGGAGCAGGTAATGTCACTGGCCGCGAGATTGCTGGCTGCGTACGTCGGATCAGACGCAGCATACGGCGAGACAACGGTTGGTAGGATCGGGCGCAAAGGCAAGGCCGAGGCGAACAGCTTCGTCCGCCGTGGTAAGATGACTGTCCAGCAGGTTCAGGACCACATCGACGGCAAGCAGGGCATCGGCGCGATACCTATCAACTCTGAGAACATGTGCATGTTTGGTGCGTTGGACATCGACGTCTACGACCTCGACCATGCTGGTCTCCAGAAGAAGATCCAGCAGCTCAAGCTGCCTCTCTTCCACTGCCGCACCAAGTCTGGTGGCGCGCACTTGTACTTATTCTTGGACAACTGGTACCCGGCATCCTTGGTCCGAGAGTACCTGACCGAGATGTCCATCGCCTTGGGGTTCTCCGGATGTGAGATATTCCCGAAGCAGGACTCGATCTTGGTGGAGCGAGGCGACCTCGGCAACTTCATCAACATGCCCTACTTCGAAGCTGAGCAGACCACGCGCTACTGCTTCAACCGGAATGCCGAAGCTATGGAGCTCGAGGAGTTTCTGGATGCGGTGGAGAAGGGCCGAGTTTCGAGGGTCGAGCTCGACGCTCTGGACCTCACGGGATCCAAGGAGCACTTCACCGACGGGCCTCCCTGTCTCCGCATCCTCGTAGCAACGGGGACGGTGGGTGACATGCGGAACAACACGCTCCTGCAGATGGGCGTGTACGCCAAGCTCAAGTATCCCGACACGTGGGAGAAAGTAGTCGAGGACTACAACAGGAAGTTCATGTCCCCGAACCTCGAGGCCAAGGAGGTGCTTGGCATCATCAAGCAGCTCCAGAAGAAGGACTACTTCTACACCTGCAACATCGAGCCCTTCTGCTCGGTCTGTGACAAGGACGTGTGCCGCACCAAGAAGTACGGTGTGGGCGGGGACAGTGAGAGCAAGGCTCAGGTCGGTGGCTTGACGGTGATCCTATCGCAGCCACGGTACTACTTCATGGACGTGAACGGGAAGCGGGTGGAGCTGACGGTCGACGAGTTACACAACCAGTCGCTCTGGCAGAAGGCCTGTCTGACACAGATAAACTTCATGCCATCCACGATGAAGGCACACGACTGGACCAGTCTGGTCAACAAGATGCTGAAGCAGGCCACCTTCATCGAGGTCTCGAAGGAGCTCACGCTGGAGGGCCGCTTCGAGGATCTGCTCAAGTCTTTCTGCAATGGCAGCGCACAGGCGTATGACCCGGCGGAGATGGAGACGGGCAAGCCCTACCATGACTCTGGCAGGGTGAAGTTTAAGATCGACGGGCTGGTCACGTTCCTGAAGAACCGCGCCCACCCGTGGGCTGAGAACCGAGCCAAGATACAAGAAGAGATCAAGCGCCTGAACAATGCCGACGAGTTCAGCGGACGTCAGCGCTACAAGAAATCAGACGGGTCGTGGGGCACACTTCGTGTGTGGTGGGTCCCTGAGTTTGGCGAAGAAGACATCGACCTGCCCATCACGGAGATAAGCAATGAAATTCCCTTCTAGCAAACTGGTCACGGTCAAAGAAGTATCAGTCCTTCTAGGTGTCACCACGGCTGCAGTCTACAAATGGGTTAAGGACGATGCGATCCCAGCGCCGCTCCGGATCGGTGGTCCGCGCGGCATACTCCGGTGGCACCCTGAGACCCTCAACACATGGCTGGAGGAGCGCGGCCATGATACCCAATAGCACACAGATCTTTGGGCCTCCCGGCTGCGGCAAGACCGAATACCTCATGCGGGAGATCGAGGCCGCGCTGGCTGCGGGCATGCCCCCCGAGGCTATTGCCTTCGTGTCCTTCTCCCGGAAGGCTATCCAGGAAGCGCGTGAACGGGCCATGCGGAAGTTTGGTCTGAGCGCCAAGCAGCTTCGCAACTTCCGCACCCTGCACTCTACCGGGTTCTCGGCGCTGTCTCTCCGCAAGGAAGACATCATGTCAAACGTGGACTACGCGGAGCTGGGCCGGATGCTGGGCGAGGAGTTTGTCATGAACATCGCGCCCGAGGATGGGATCCTTATTCCCCAAGACCTGCGGCGCGGCAGCCAGTACATGCGGGTCATCGACCGCTCGCGGTACCGCATGGTCACGCTGGAAGAGGAGTGGCGGGAGCACGAGACCCATGACCTCAGCCTCTTCAAAGCCGTACAGATTCACGGACAGGTGACGGAGTACAAGACAAAGCTGGGCAAGTACGACTACGTCGACATGATCGAGGCCTTCACTCTTGCGGGTGAGGCCCCGCGCCTGCAGCTCCTGATCGTTGACGAGGCACAGGACCTTACGCCCCTGCAGTGGGAGATGGTCAAGAAGATGGCGGAGAACGCGGACGATGTGCTCATCGCCGGTGACGACGACCAAGCTATCCACCGGTGGACCGGCGTCAACGTCGAGCAGTTTATCAACATGTCCCCCAAACAGATCATCCTGACGCAGTCCTACCGGCTGCCAAAGGCCGTGTTCAACGTGGCGAGAAGGATTGTTCAAAGGATCAAGGGCCGAGTTCCGAAGGAGTATGCCCCCACCGAAGAGGAGGGCTCGGTCCGTTGGCACTACGACTTTGGTAGCATCGACATGCGCCAAGGTTCGTGGACCGTCATGGCTCGGACCAACTACCTCGCTGAAAAGATCTGCAAGTATCTGTACTCGCAGGGGTACTACTACTCCATGAAGGGCAAGACCCTGATCACCGCGGAGCAGGCCCGGGCCATCAGCGCTTGGCGCAAGCTTTCGAAGGGGGAGGGTGTCGAGTTGGCGGAGGTCCGCAATCTTTACGACGTCGTGCCGAAGCAGGGGGACAAGGCTGTCGTGAAGCGTGGGTCTGCAAAGCTTCTGGATGCTGCCGACCCGGCAGGTCTTCTGACGCTGGACGATCTGGTGCAGGACTTTGGTTTCATCGACAAGCGGGATCTGTTTCGTGAGGATCCAAGAGACGCCTTTGAGATCATCGGTGTAGGTGGCAACATGCGGGCCTACCTGCTAAACATTGAGAACAGTGGAGAGGACATCACCAAGCCTCCGAGGATCAAGGTCTCCACGATCCACGCCATGAAGGGCGGCGAGGACGACAACTGCGTGGTCTATATGGGCAGCACCTATGCGGCAACGACCACCCGGTACCCGGACGACGAGCATCGGATCTTCTACGTGGCGGTAACACGCGCCCGCGAGAATCTCCATCTGGTCGAAGGCAACGATAAATACAGGTACAGCATATGACACGCGACGAAATTCTGGATACCGCCAAGGCACTCATCTCAGGTCAGAGGGCCCAGGACTACGGAGATGCCTACCATAACTTCGACCGGATCGCCGCCGGATGGAACGTCATCGTAGCCAATACCAACGGGCCGCTCACAGCGCAGCACGTTGCTCTGATGATGGACTGGGTGAAGACCTGCCGCCTCTTGGAGACGATGGATCACCAAGACAGTTGGGTTGATAAGGTAGGCTACTCCGCGCTGGGCGGAAGCTTCAAGAAGGGATAAGGCATGGCACGGGACCGCAAGGACAAGAGCACAGTTGCGTTCTTCGAGCGCATGTCTCTTGGCGAAAAGCTGGAGCCAGATTGGAATATCCCAACGGGGTACCCAGACCTGTCGCCCTACCCGCAGATCGCGATTGACCTCGAGACTTACGACCCGAACCTGACAATGCTCGGCCCGGGCTGGGCGCGGAATGACGGATTCATCGTCGGCATTGCCATCGCCGCCGGGGATCAGGCTTGGTACTTCCCGATCCGCCACGAGAACGGTCACAACCTCGACCCCAAGATGACCATGAAGTGGCTGCGGAAACAGATGGCAACTCCGCACATCGACAAGATCATGCACAATGCCACCTACGATCTGGGCTGGCTCTTGGCAGAAGGTGTTAATGTTCAAGGCCGAATCATTGACACCATGATTACCGGAGCCATCGTCGACGAGAACCGCTGGTCTTACAGCCTGAACAACTTGGGCAAAGACTACATCGACATGCGGAAAGACGAGAAGATGCTGCGCGCTGCAGCCAAGGATTGGGGCATCGACCCCAAGGCCGACATGTGGCGGCTGCCTGCATCCTACGTCGGGGCCTACGCCGAGCAGGATGCGTTCATGACCATGAAGCTCTGGGACCGCCTGAAGATCGAGATCTCCAGCCAAGACCTGACAAACATCTTTGACCTCGAAACCTCGCTCATCCCGCTCATGGTGCAGATGCGTATGCGCGGCGTCCGCGTGGACCTCGACAAGGCCGACATCGCCAAGCAAGGTCTAAGGGCCAAGGTCCGAGAGCTGAAGGCCGAGATCAAACACAAGACTGGCGTGGACATCGAACCTTGGGCCTCGGCTTCTGTGCAGCAGGTCTTTGACTTCTTGAACCTGCAGTATCCCAAGACCGAGGCTGGTGCCCCGTCGTTCACGAAGCAGTATCTCAATGCTCACCCTCACGAGGTGTGCCAAGCCATTGTAAGGCTTAGGGAATTCGATAAGGCGGACAGCACGTTCATCGACAGCATCTTGCGCCACGAGTACAAGGGTCGGATCCACACCGAATTCCACCAGCTCCGCTCCGACGATGGCGGCACGGTGACCGGGCGCTTCTCCTCTTCGAGCCCCAACCTCCAGCAGATCCCGGCACGGGACCCGGACATCAAGAAATTAATCCGGGGACTTTTTGTCCCGGAAGAGGGACAGATGTGGGGGTCGTTCGATTACTCTTCGCAGGAACCCCGGCTTCTGGTACACTTCGCGGCCTCGATGCCAAACAATATGCGTAGTCCTGTCGTCGACACGGTCGTGGAGGAATACCACAAGGGTGACGTGGACCTGCACCAGATGGTTGCAGACATTGCAGGCATCACCCGCAAGCAAGCCAAAGTAGTTAACTTAGGTATTATGTACGGGATGGGTGTCGGCAAACTTGCTGCCCAGCTCGGTGTGTCGGATGCGGAAGCCAAGAACATCATCGAGGAGCACCAGACAAAGGTGCCGTTCGTGAAGCAGTTGGCCACCACCGCAAGCAAGCAGGCCGAGAAGAACGGACAGATCCGCACGATCCTCGGACGCCTGTGCCGCTTCCACCTGTGGGAGCCTACAACCTTTGGCTATAACAAGCCCCTACCTCTGGAAGAGGCCAAGAAAGAGTACGGCTCGGTCGGCAACAACCTAAGAAGAGCCTTTACTTACAAGGCCTTAAACAAACTGATCCAAGGATCGGCTGCCGACCAAACCAAAAAAGCGATGGCTGATTGCTACGCAGAGGGACTGATCCCTTTGCTGACGGTGCATGATGAGTTATGCTTCTCTGTAGAGAGTGAGGAGCAGGCGGCTCGGATCAAGCACATCATGGAGACAGGTCTCCCGCTCCGGATCCCCTCTAAGGTTGACGCCGACATACCGGCCCTTCGTGGGCTGCCTAACAACTGGGGAGAGGTTGAATGATCGACAAAGACATGAGGACGGTCTCCTTCCGCCAGATGCACGAGATGCAGGTGGAGGCTCTCACGGACTTCATCGCTATGGCCATCAACCTCGCCTCCGCTGTAGGGGACGAGTTCTTGGTGGACGATGTGACCGACGCTGCCGACGAACTGGTTAAGATGTTCGGCGGCAACGGCGTTCAGGTCGAGGTCAAGATCGACGTCTAAGCACCCTGGAGGCGGGCGGCGATCTGAGCATTTGCCGCCTGATCCATCGGGTTTGATCCCAACAGAGCCGGATTGACCGGGCCCGGAGGACGCGGCTGCGTCTGGATGCTCGGGGCGATAGAGCCTTGCTTGAACGGGTCGATGATTGCCGGGGCGGCAGGAGCAGGGGCCTGCTGCTTGAACGGATCAATGATCCCCGGGGAGACAGGTGCCGTGGGCGCAGGAGCTGTCTCCACGTCCATCGGCCCTTGGTCGAGAGACATCCCCCGCATAGATTTTTGTACCTCTCGGATTTGCTCCCGCGGGAACTGTTCGAGGGTTCCGGAGCGGCGCATCTCTTGGAAGTTCTTAGGGGTGACGTCGAAGGGTTCAAACCGGTCTTGGAGGATACCCTTCGCACCGCCGATGTTGTTCTGCTTCAGGACCTTGCGGATCTCGTTCTCCTTCATGCCCAAGGCACGGAGGTCCTCGATCATCTGCCGGTACTCCCGGTCGATGCGGAACTTGGCTTCGTTCGCTGCGACGTAGGCATCGAGAAGATCTTGGCCGGTGGCGTTGAAGTCATCCGTCTTGCTGTTGAAGATGCTCTTCGCCTCGGTCTGCGCTTGGTTAAGACGGAACGCGCCGAACTCCAAACCCTTCTTCGGATCGAACTCCTGCGGGGTGACGCCGCTGATGGCGCGGAAGAGTTCCGTCCCGATGTCCCGCACTCGACCCATCTTGTCCTCGGGGTCAACCAACTCGGGGCTGATGCCGCCAAAGACACCGCGCGCAAACCGACCCGCTTCCAGCTCGCCGCCGGAGACGTTGAACGGGAAGAAGCCAGGTGCCAGCGTGTCCGCGACGTGCTTGAACATCTTCCAGCCCTTGGTCCCCAAGTCGTCCTGCGGGTTGTAGACGCGAGCGCCGGTAGGGGTGCGCCCGTCTCGCAGGGTGATGTCCACCAAGGCCTCGGTAATAATCGACTCGGACAGGAACGGGGCGAAGAACTCGCCAAGAGACCCAACCATGACGTCAAAGGCTGCTTGTCCCGGATCCTTTCCGACAGCGGAAGCATTCTCAACCTCGTCCACGAAACGGTTCGCAGCACGAAACAAAATGTCGTAGGGGTTGGACGTGCTGAAATTAAAGTACTGCAGCTTGCCGTCCTCGGTCTTTCCGATAGGCACGAGGATAGACCCCTTCTCCCACGGAGCTCCGAAGGAACGCTTGTAAGCATCCATCTCGTCTTGGCTCACGCCAGAGATCGAAGACCCAAGGCCTGCCACTGAGGCCGGGACAACAGCGGCTGTCGTTGTGAACCCAAGCAGGCGCTGGCGGCCACGGGCTTGGATCTCCGGAATGTTGGAGGCCATGTCGTCCAGAGACTGCTTCATGATGTTGAAGCTTGTGCGGAACATCTCTGCCGGGAAGGTAATGAAGTTACCCACCGGGAG